TATCTTTTTGCTGAACTTGTAGTAAATTACCATAAATATTTTTAAAATGATAAATACCATCATATTCGATAATCAATTTAAGTTCTTTACAATAAATATCATGTGATTTATAAATATTATTTCCTATATAATGATGGCCACCGGATTGCCACTTATATTGAATAAATTTTTCTTTAATAAGTTTTAAAAGTTTTCTTTCTCCTTTGGAAGAAAATCTTTTCTTTTGATTTTTGGATTTAATAGTTCCACTATTTTGTAACCATTTTGGATTTGTTTTCCATGCAATTCTTGGAATTTTAGATGCAGCATGACCACCAATTGAGTGTGCAATGAATTGGCATTCTGGTTTTTTACAATATGATCGTTTAGAATTTTTAATTGATGAAGTATAAGGTAAAGTATCATTACAATTTTTACATTTTTTTGGATTTAAATTATAAATATCTATTTTAATTTGCAATTTTTTGGCTATATATTTTTTAGTAGCATTTGAATTGGTTTTATAAGATTTAGTTGCTCTAATATTGGCTGCATTTTGTTTTTGTTTTAATAATTCTGGACATAATAATGGTTGATTTGGATATTGGATTTTGAATTGTTTAATGGTTAAATTGTGTTTAGTTTTAATGTGTTTGGATCCAATATCTTTCATAGATCTTTGACATATTGGACAAGTAATTTTATTGTTCATAAAGTATTAACGTATGATCCTATTTGGATTATGGAAGAGACGGAAAGTTCGACCCTTTCCCACCTCCACCACTCATATTTATATAATTTAACATTTTATGGGGGTGTTGTGGCATCGATCTACATATATCAGGATGGAGGACGTTACAAGTAGCAACACTTGGTCAAACGAAGAAAACCAACAAACGACGAAGACAGCTTCTCGCTTCCACGTGCCGCTTAAACGGTAGTGGAATGTGGTTCGAGGGAGCCATATAAAAGAAATCCCTCATAAATTAAATTCCAACCGACCACAAATACCATATAAATACCATAATGAAAACAATTATATTATCCGTGTTTCTATTATTACCATTAAATAGCCAAACGTTTATAGATAAACAAGTGACATGTATATCTCAAGCGATTTATTACGAGGCTGGAAATCAAAATACACTTGGAAAAGAAGCAGTCGCATTTGTAATATTCAATCGAGCGCAAAAATATAATATGACTCCATGTGAGGTAATTCATAAACCCAAACAATTTACATTTAGAATTAAAAAAATAAAGTATTGGAATCAATATATTGAATCTTTTAAAGTGGCTCAAGATTTGTATTGGAATTTAGATACATACACAGATCCAACTAAAGGTGCATTTTATTTCCATGCAGTCTATGTTCATCCCCGTTGGCAGTATAAAAAGACAGTTAGAATCCAAGATCATATATTTTTTAGATAGTTGCATTTCTTGTTATTATGTGTTATAATAGTATTGATGTTGATTATGACAAAGCAAACAAGAGAAAAATACAATATGAAAAATAAAAAAATTGAAATTGGAATGCGTTGGTCAGATATTTATGACCTTATGGATAATGAGGATTATGATGGTTTTACCAAGCGATTGGAAAAAATGTATTCTAAAGAATTTGGTACAAAAATCCGCATTGACTGGTTAGATTGAAATGAAAAAGAAATTAACAGATGAATCATTTGATATGTTATTTATAGATTCTCCATTATATCAACTGACTCCAACGACATTTGCATTAGAAATTGAGAAATTGGTAAAATATGATCGAATGGATTATTTAGATGCTGTAGTAACTTTATGTGAAAAATTCGATATTGAATTTGAAACAATTCCAAAATTATTGAGTAAAACAATGAAAGAAAAAATTGAAGTATCGGCATCTAAAAGAAAGTTAATGAAATTATGATACAGTTATTAGGAGGATATGGTATGGTGACAATATGGATATTGTTCGGAACTTTTCTTTTTGTTTTTGGTTTAATAGAAGTTGTTAGCAACGCATTGGACTACTTCTTGGAGCGGGCGTGTCGCGTCTATCCATATGGTAGCGATAAGAATCCGCAACGTGTTGTAGTTTTGTCTGAGTTAAGGGATGGAGACATGTTTATGGGTAATCCGAAATATCCCTGCCAAGAGACGGGTAATCCGAAATATCCCTGCCAAGAGTTGCCACAGTATTCCGCGTCTATAGGGATGGACAATCCGGAATACCCAGGCGTGTATGTGGTGTCTCTTGGAGGATTGGTGTCAATGAATGGTACAACTTGGGGCTATATGGGTAGTGGTTGGGTTGTTGATGGTTACCGGCCGATTGATAAGGAAAAGCTTTTGGCGGCACTCAACTCTGGCAAGTTTGACAAATCATGATTGTATTGTAAACTTTACTCGATTTGTTTGTCAACTCAATGCATAATTATTGTAAACATAAGATCCTGTTATTGTCAACAACTGGTTATGTATGGTTTATTGTATATGGAGGAAAGTAAATGAAAATTACATTTGAAATGGATAAAGAATCGTGGTTGGCCGGTGATGTAGCACTTGATGCGTTATGGTATGCATATAGATTGGGTCAAACCGGACAAGAATTATATATGGTTGGATTTTCTGGTTGTGAAGAAAATAAAAATTTCTGTATTGTATTGGATGTAAAAGAACTTTTATAAAATGTCTCCATATGAAGCCTTTGAAATTTATGTGGCTGTAAAGACTCATTTTAATAATCCATCTTTTGATTTCCATAAATTTAATGGTAAAACAAGATTAACTACCAATTCATTTGAATCCCGGGATGATAAATCTTTTTTCTATAGAATATGTAAAAAGTATTCGCGTGCCAAATTAATTGATTTATTTGTTGCCAATTTTGTAGATAATCCTGGAATGTGGATTGGAGATTTTCTTTTAGATAAATCATCTGAAGAAATATATGCCGAATGGCAAAAAAGAATTGAAAGTCTTTCATACCATTTTTCTGAAGAATGTACCGGATTATTAGAATGGATGCAAACCAATGGATTTGAATTTAATGATCTTTTCCGAATTAAAGATTTTGATCATCCGATTATAGTAAAAATGGCATTACAAAAAGTAATTAGTTTAGAAACATTTATCATTTTAGATCGTATATTGGATTTCGGTAGAGTATTTGACAGGCGTTTAACCGATGTTATTTGGAAAAACTTCTGGTTGAAAATTCAGAAATATTCTCCTTTTATAAATATTGATTTAGAGAAATCAAAAATGATTCTCCGAAATAAGATGGTAAAGGAATACAAATATGCAACCACAAGTAATCGATCTTGAAAAATATAATGTCATTTGTAAGAAATTTGAAAAGGCTGTAGAAAAAGCAAATAATGAAATTGCAATGCGCGGTTGTTTAGAAATAGAAATTGCTTCTTTAAAAGAAGAACTTAAAAAGGCATACCGCGAAATTTCGGAGTATAAAAGAAGAAATGAAAAAATCAAAATTTGAATTAAAAATTGAAACGGATGATCTGAATTTAGTACGGGCAATAAATCAACATTTACTTAAATCCAAAAATTATAGATTAATTACAACAGAAGATACAATGGATTTAATTGAACCACCCGAATTACTGAATGAATCAGCGGCCGCAGTTCAACCACCTGGTACACTATTTGAAATTCCAGATGAACAAATGGATTATAAGAAAAGAATTGAAACCTATCCAGATGGGACACCAATATGAAATTGCTTTTAATTTTATTATTAACAGTTGTATCATTCGCTCAAACCCTTTCTGTTTCAGTAAGTCCTCTTACTGTTCCGGCCGGAGGTACAGCAACCATTAGTGTAAGTTTTACCGATTGTTCACCATCTTGTAATATCGCCGGGTTACAAGGTACTATTTTATCTTCGGCTTTAATTCCTTCCGTTAATTCGTGGGTATTAGGAAATTCATCTGTTGCTTCACAAAAAATTGTAAGTATAAAGGGTCCTACTTTTATTGTAATTGGATCTGGAGGTGGCACTGCAAATTGGTCATTAAATAATACATCATTTGGATCTGGTGTAGTTTTTTATGGTTTAGCAATTACCGCTCCTAATACTTCTGGAACAGTTCAAGTATCATTAACAAATCTTGTGGCTGTTACTAATAATGGAGCTCCAATTACAATTACATCACCAATACCTGCTACACTTACTGTTGCATGTAGCATATATGCAATTTCTGGAGATTGTTCGCCATCTATTACTGATGTTCAGGAGATGTTACAAGCGGTTTTTAATTCGAATTTATGTGTTGGTAATTTATCAATTATTGGTGATAATAAATGTACCGCAGTTGATGTAATGTTGGAAATTTTAGCAGTACAAGGGAAAATACAATAACCCTTGACAAATGTATAGGAATGTGTTATAATAAATAATAGTGAGTGGGTTTGGGGCTGTCGGAAATAATGCAATCTTACCCGGGCGAAACCCACTTATCTAAATCAATCTTCGTAATGCTTCAGGTGACAATATAAAGGAAATAAAACAAGCTACATGAGTTTCGCAAATTATAAAAAGCAAAAAACGGATTTTACACAAATAAGCAAAAAAGTAGATGAAATGGGTGGAGTAAATAAGTTTAAAGACTCTCGTTTCTGGAAACCTACTGTGGATAAAGCGGGAAATGGTTCCGCAAAAATAAGATTCTTACCGTGTCCTGAAGGGGAAGATCTTCCCTGGGTACAATATTACGAACACAATTTTGACGAAGATGGAAGTTATTTTGTTGAATTGTGTCCAACTTTATTGGGTCGTGATTGTCCAGTATGTAAAGCAAATGGAATATTGTGGAAGTCTGATACTGGAGACAAAGAAAATGAAAAGATTGCCAGCAAACGTAAACGCCAAGTAAGATATGTTTCTAATATCATAGTTTTGAGAGATACTGAAGAACCTGAAAATGAAGGCAAAGTATTCCTTTATCAATATGGTGTTAAGATCTTTGAGAAAATTAAAGCGGCATTAAAACCAAAGGATCCAGATCTTCCAAAAATCTATGTATTTGATTTGTTTGAAGGCGCTGATTTTAATTTGGATATTAAAAAGGTAAAGGGATTTAGAAATTATGATGATAGTAAATTCCGTGAAACCCCTTCTGCACTTTTTGGTGGTGATGAACCCAAATTAAAGAAACTTTATGAGGAACAACTTTATAAGTTACAACCTTTTAAGGAAGAATCTAAATTCAAATCATATGAAGATTTGGAAAAGAAATTTAATGAAATAGTAAATGGTGTAAAGGGTAATGTTCAAAAGAAAGCTGATGAACTTTTTGGAGAAGATAAACCGCCTGTAGAGGAACCATTAAAGAAATCTTCCAGAAAACCAAAGGAAGAAAAGGAAGTGGTTGCTAAAAAAGAACCTACAACCGAACCAGAGAATTCTGAAGACGAAGTTACAGTAGAAGAAA